GGTAGACTCGTTTTTCAAAAATAAGAGTCGTAGAGATGGATTGCAAGGATATTGCAAAAAATGCAAATGCTTAAGAGATAGGCAATATGACTCTGAACACAAAGATAAAATTAACGCATCTGCGAGAAAAAGACGATCTGCTGGTGAAACAAGGCAAACACATTTACGTGCTTTAAAAAACTACAGACAAAAGAATAAAGCTATTCGTGCCAAACTTCAAATGAATCGTAAAAGTGCGAAATTGCTAAGAACACCACTTTGGTTAACAGAGTTTGACCGCCTAAAAATACAATGCTATTATCAGGTGGCAACCATGAGGTCAAGAGAGAGTGGTCAAAATTGGCACGTTGACCATATAATCCCATTGCAGGGCAAAACTGTTTGTGGACTTCATGTGCCAAACAACTTGCAAATTATTCCCGCAATTGAGAATATGCGTAAGAACAATCATTATGAGGTCTGATTATGGATCAAAACGAATTCCAAGAACCTAGCGACTCAGACAAAGAGATAGTTAACTTTGTTGTCAACCATTGTGACAGGTGGAGGGATTGGAGAGATGTCAATTGCCTAGATGATTGGCTAGAGTACGAGCGCATCTTCAATGGTGAGTGGGATGCCCAAGACAAAACCCGTGAGTCCGAGCGTAGCCGTATCGTTACCCCTGCTACCCAACAAGCCGTAGAGACACGCCATGCCGAAATCATGGAAGCTATCTTCGGTCAGGGTGAGTTCTTTGACATTCAAGACGATATTCGTGATGTCAATGGTAGCCCCCTAGATGTTGCTGCTATCAAAGCACAACTGATGGAAGACTTTAAAGTAGACAAGATTCGCAAGTCTATTGACCAGATTGAGCTGTTGGCAGAAATCTATGGTACGGGTATCGGTGAGATTGTTGTCAAAACAGAGAAAGTCTTTGTTCCCGCTACTCAGGCAATACCTGGTCAAATGGGACAAGCCGCTATCGGAGTCGTAGAACAAGACCGCATTGCAGTCAAGATTGTTCCTGTTAACCCCCGTAATTTCTTGTTTGACCCCAATGGGACATCTATTGATGACTGTATGGGCGTGGCTATCGAGAAGTATGTTTCTATCCACAAGATCGTTAAAGGTCAAGAAGAAGGCATCTACCGCAAGGTAAAGGTCGGTACTGACTCGATGGATACAGACTTAGAGCCTACACAAGAAGTCTCCCAGTACGAAGACGATAAAGTTAAACTTTTGACTTACTATGGTTTAGTTCCTAGAGAGTATCTTGAGCAACTAGAGAACGAAGAGAATGGCGAAGTAGAAGACTTGTTCCCTGAAGACACCATCCAAGATGAGTATTCCGATCTGGTTGAGGCTATCGTAGTGATCGCCAATGATGGGACTCTTCTGAAGGCAGAAAAGAACCCATACATGATGAAGGATAGGCCAATCCTTGCTTATCAGGACGATACAGTTCCTAATCGCTTGTTGGGTCGTGGTACTGTGGAGAAGGCTTACAACTCACAAAAAGCTATAGATGCCCAAGTTCGTTCACACTTAGATTCACTAGCTCTCACAACTAGCCCAATGATGGCTATGGATGCTACCCGTCTACCAAGGGGTGCTAAGTTTGAAGTTAAGCCAGGTAAAGCAATCCTGACAAACGGAAATCCCAATGAGATTCTGTTCCCATTCAAGTTTGGCAATACTGATGGTTCTAACCTGACAACTGCCAAAGAGTTTGAGCGTATGCTTTTGATGGCAACAGGCACTCTTGACTCTCAGGGAATGGTTACTGCGGTCTCCAGAGATGCGGGTCAGGGCGGTATTTCGATGGCTACTGCCTCAATTATCAAGAAATACAAGCGTACCTTGGTGAACTTCCAAGAGGATTTTATGATCCCCTTCATCACCAAGGCCGCCTATCGCTATATGCAGTTCGATCCAGAGCGTTACCCTACTGTGGACATGAAGTTTATTCCCACGGCAGCACTCGGTATCATTGCTAGAGAGCATGAGCAACAACAATTTATCGCATTACTCCAGACTCTTGGCCCTAATACACCTGTTTTGCCTATCATTTTGAAGGGCATCATGGCTAATTCTTCTCTGTCAAACAGATTTGAGTTGATCGAGATGCTAGACAAGATGGCTACGGCTGATCCACAGGCTCAACAAGCGGCTCAGATGCAACAACAATTGGCTATGCAACTGGCTCAAGCACAGATTGCTGTCCAAACTACGCAAGCAGAGCAGAATAAGGCTGAAGCGCAAAAGTTATTGACTGAAGCGCAATTGATGCCTATTGAGTTGCAAGCTAAGAGTATGGCGGCTAATACCAAGAACCTGCCTACTGATGACGCTTTGGCTTCACGAGAGTTTGATAAGCGTGTCAAAGTTGCTGAATTGATGCTTAAAGAGGCTGATATTCAGAACAAGGCTAAGATTGTTGAAAAACAGATGACTAGACAATGAATCCAGAACTTCAACGTTACTATGAAGAGCGCTTCTCCACAATGTCCACACAAGGTTGGATAGATTTGATGGAGGATGTTGACAAAATGATAGAACCTTTGAATAATATTTCAACAATTGCAGATGAAAAAAGTCTACAATTCAGAAAAGGTGAGTTATCTATACTTATTTGGCTGAAAAACTTGAAACAAGTCAGCGAAAGAGCATTTGAGGACTTAAATGAGAAGAATGTATGAATTTGCCTGTATAAACGGGCATAAGACAGAGAGATTTGTTGATTATGAGTTAACAAGTCTTGTGTGTGATTGTGGTGAGGAGACTCATCGCATTTTATCTGCACCAGCTTTTAAGCTAGAAGGGTGGTCTGGAGCATTTCCATCATCGCATGGGAAGTTCGAGAAAAGTCACTTAGATAGATTAAAGGCCGAGCAGAAACTCAACTCATAAGCAATTATGCCGAGTTGAATCTCCTACAACCGATTGACGGCAGGAAAAGGAAATAAGTATGTTGATTGATGATGAAAAAGAAGAGTTTGGCGAGTTAGAGATTGAACAACAGAAGATCGAGCAAAAGGCTGAACTTCCTGAGAAATACAGGGATAAAAGTTTAGACGAGATTGTGAGGATGCACCAAGAGGCTGAAAAGCTAATTGGAAAGCAAGCACAGGAAGTAGGCGAGGTCAGAAAGTTAGCCGATGAACTTATCAAACAGAACCTTGGTTCACGACAGCAACAGACTAGGCAGGAAGAGCCTGAAGTAGATTTCTTTGAGAATCCACAGAAGGCAGTTCAAAGGACTGTTGATAATCACCCTGACATCTTAGCGGCACGACAAGTTACGCAAGAGATGAAAAGGGCGCAAATTCAGCAAAGGTTAGCGCAAGAACATCCCGACTTTGGCGAAATTGCTAAAGATCAGGACTTTGCAAATTGGGTGAAGTCTAGCCCTATTCGCATTAAAATCTTTGAGCAAGCCGATTCTGGATACGATTACGACTCAGCCAATGAATTGCTATCTACCTATAAACAGCTACGTACTGTAAAAAGTAAGCAAGTAAGTGATGAGGGTGAGGTAACTCGCAAGCAGAACTTAAAGGCAGTAGGTGTTGATGTAGGTGGTTCTGGTGAATCATCAAAGAAGGTATACAGAAGGGCTGACCTTATTCAGCTTCAGTTGAGAGACCCAGATCGTTATGCTGCGCTTAGTGATGAAATCATGCAAGCGTACATAGAGAAACGGGTTCGTTAAAATTTGTTTTAGGAGATTTAATCATGGCATATCCAACACCAGCGGTAACAGTAACCACCGCAGCAACGTTCATTCCAGAAATCTGGTCTGACGAAATCGTAGCCGCTTACAAGAAAAACCTTGTTTTGGCTAACATCGTAATGAAGATGAACTTCAAGGGCAAGAAAGGTGACACTGTTCACATTCCAGCTCCTACCCGTGGTTCAGCTACAGCAAAAGCGGCATCTACTGCCGTTACATTGATTGCCGACACTGAGACAGAAGTTTTGGTTAACATTAACCAGCACTTTGAGTATTCACGTTTCATTGAGGACATCGTTGAAGCACAAGCCCTGAACAGCTTGCGCCAGTTCTACACTGCTGATGCGGGCTATGCGCTTGCCAAGCAAGTAGACACTAGCTTGATCCAATTGGGTCGTGCATTCAATGGTGCTACTGTCGGTACTAACGACTATGCGACAAGCAATACATCCACCAAAGCCTTCGTTGGCGGTGATGGTACTACTGTTTATAACAGCACATCTTCCAATGCTTCCGCATTGACTGACGCTGCTATTCGTCGCACTATTCAGCGTTTGGATGACAACGACACTCCTATGGATGGTCGCTTCTTTATCATTCCTCCTTCAAGCCGCAATACGTTGATGGGTCTTTCCCGTTACACAGAACAGGCTTTTATTGGTAATGGTAATGCCATCCGCAATGGTGAAATCGGTCAACTGTATGGTATCCCAGTGTTCACAACAAGCAATGCTGATACTGCTGCTGGTAACTCTACAACAGATCGTATCTGCTTGATGGGTCACAAGGACTCTATGGTTTTGGTTGAGCAAATGGGCATCCGCTCACAAACTCAGTACAAACAAGACTA